ATTCACGGTTACGGACAAGTATAAGGGAAAGATGACTTTCAATTGGGGTCGACCAATCATCTGGTGCAACAACAGAGATCCGCGAGCGGACCCTGATGCTGACGCCGAATGGATTGATGCAAATTGTATAGTAGTCTATGTACCAGCTGACCGAGAACTTATTTCTCGTGCCAGTACAGAGTAGAATCCGATTGCAGATTAATAGCTGCACCTGTTGGCCCAGCTATATCCTGAAAGATATCAAGGACGTAAACGTCCCCCATACCTTTAATTCCAGCAGCAGCCCTATAGGCCTGATCCATCTCATCTCCGTTCTCATCGGAGTCGTAGTACATCTTGCGCTCAAAAGGATAGTAGTGGCGAGTGGTCCGGGCATAAGCCTGGGCATTGCCACCAGCAAACGTAATAGTTTTGTCGTAGTGGAGCCTGACGTGATTTTTGTCGATCGGTGCCAAAAATGAATTGGCGGTATCCACTCCAGGACGACCAGCGAACAGGTAATTGGCCAGAGTCGTAACATCTCCAGCAGCCATGAGACGCCAAGGGCGAACCATGCCATTAGATGTCTCAAGATAAGTGTTGGGAAGAACCAAACCCTTAGTCTCGAAAACAATGCGCCTCCATCGGAAAGAGGCACCAAGCTCAAACGTCATCATTAGACGTTCTCTGAATCCCTTCATGTACACTTCGTTTCTATTCCGGATTGTTTCATTGTCCGTGTCATAACGGGGACGTTGGGTGGGAGAGAAAATAATGTAGGAAGTGCCAAGGGGGACCGTGAATTGTTGGTTGGTAGAGGTAGAGGTATTCCAATGCATCATCGTATCTTTTTTCTTTGTAGATGCAACATCTACGATACGACGGTTGGTAGCAGGACGCGTACGACGATACGTCACACGACGCCTTCGATAGATAGGGCGACGCGTAATGCGACGCGTGCCATAAGATCGACGGGGGGCATAACGACGGATAGACCTCCGGGTCCTTCGATAGGTGGGGCGACGGAAAGCCATTGGGAAAATTGGATGGACACAAGAGATCGGGGGAGTTAAGGGTATTTATATCCTAACACCGAGCGGAGTTAGGGGTTAAGCGGACTTAACCAATTATATAAGCTGACAGTGACAGGACGAGTTGTGTAGAATCTTATACACAACTCGTTCTCTGTCACCCATCACATGACTTTTCGCTTTGCTGCACGCTATGGACTCCTCACCTACAGTCAATCCCCAGGTCTTGATCCATTCCGAATTGTGGAGCTTTTATCGAAACTGGGAGCTGAATGCATCGTTGGAAGGGAGCTTCACGAAGACGGCGGAACTCATTACCATGCTTTTTTCATGTTCAATTCCGAATTCCGTACGAGGAACCCCCGAGTATTTGATATCGACGAGTATCATCCAAACATTCTCCGAGGCCGCAAGACTCCTGAGCAAATGTTCGACTATGCTACAAAGGACGGAGAAATCGTGGCGGGAGGTCTTGAACGACCACAGCCAAGGCCTTCATCCACGTCCGATTCTGATTCCTTCTGGAGAAATGTCTTCGATGCTGAGACAAGAGAGGAGACTTTACGAGTCGCTCGGGAATCTAGTGTCGGTCTCTTCGGGAGATATTTTTTCCAGGTACGCGCTATTGCAGAGAGCAAGGCCGTGCAAAATCCTCTTGATTACGTCAGTCCTCCAGAACTGGCATGGGAGCTTCGACCTTATCCGGAACTCTCTGATTGGTGTGAGACTTATCTGGGAAGACGTGGAGGCAGGTTAGTTATCCCTTTTCATTACCCCTCCTTCGCAAGCTCAGGGGGGCCCACCGTCTTGAGAAATGCCATATTTTTATTTGGCAGGAGCTCGATCTCTTGTGCACGGCCCTCGGTCGGGCCACTCGCTTCGCTCAAACAATGGCCCCGACACGGAATCGAGGGCCGTGCCCGCAGGTGTATTCTGATTCCCTGTTATTCTTATCTGATGATCTGATTGCTGACTAAGCAGACCTAAATCTCTTATCTTAGTGGGTCCATCCAGAACAGGCAAGACTTCTTGGGCTAGGAGTCTAGGCAGACACTTTTACTTTGGGGGTAATTTTAACATGGATCAGTTGTCGTATGATGCGGAGGACGTCACGTATGCAGTATTCGACGACATTCATTCACTGAAGTTTTTCCCAATGTGGAAGTTTTGGATGGGAGCACAGGACACATTCACGGTTACGGACAAGTATAAGGGAAAGATGACTTTCAATTGGGGTCGACCAATCATCTGGTGCAACAACAGAGATCCGCGAGCGGACCCTGATGCTGACGCCGAATGGATTGATGCA